CCTTCATTGGGTCTAAATAATACATTGTCTTCAACATAATCTTTAACTGTAGGCGGTAAAGATTTAACTTCATCTTCAACCATAATACTTGAAGACGAACCTTGTAAAGCCTCATTTGCTTTAACAATTTTTTGTTTTCTTTTTTTTGCATTTTGTATAGTATCGTGGGCTTTTCTAATTTTTAGATCTTGTGCCTTTAACGATCTTTTAGCTGCCTGTTTTGCTTTTACTTCTTTACTGAAGTATTTTTTTTCTTGTACTACTCCCTTTTTTCGTCCAAGGTTTGATTTTGGTTTTGGGGGTTCAATGTCTGACATCTTTTATTTATTATCTTTCTTAGCCCTGTATGCGATATGCTTCTCCCTGTTTTTCTTTCTAACCACTTTGCAACTTCTCTATATGAACAATTATTTAAATATTCTTTTGCTTCATTTAACGCACTAAGTTCTTCAGCTACAGGTTCTATGTAATCTGTATTCTCTGATATCTTATAACCATAAGGTATGGTTCTAGCTTTGCGTTTTATTAGAGTCATCTTTTGCAGGTAGTATAAATATACCATGAGCAACTTGAGCGTTGATATCTATCTTATCTTTTTTAACGATACCTACACGATCTAATATTTGTTTAGCTGCCTCCATTCTAATATTAACACCTGGAGTTTTACCATCTTCTTCTAGTGCATCAACTATACCTTGTACAGCTTTGCCTGAATGAAGTGCTAAATAATATTCTGCTTTACTTAGTATTTCTTCTTTTAAAGATTTTACAACTTGTAAATGATGATTAGGAGAGTATCCAACTATCTCTCCTGCTTTCTTTGGATCTCCTTTTGCTTTTGTAAACAGAACATCTAAAAACTGTTGCTGTTTATCAGTTAGTTTCTTTTGTTCTTTTTTTACGAGTTCCATATTTTTTTCTTAGTTCTTTTTTTACAGTTGTATAATTAGGATCTGATTCTAATGCAGATCTTTCTTTTTTTGCATGTTGTGCTTTTGTGTACATGTCTTCTCTTAATTTATCTTCCTTGCCTTTACTATCTGATATTTTTAATATCTTAGGTGCAACAACTTTTAATTTTATATAAGGTGTTGTACAAGGTTCAAATCTTCTAGACATGGGAAGAACTTTTTCAAATTCTTCTCCAGTCTTTCTGTTTTCATAAAGATAGAGAGGCATTATCTACAAACACACTCTCCGCCACAATATTCACACATAGTATTTCCTCCTTAACATTTCCATCTTTTTCTTGCTTGCCTTAATCTTGAGTTGGGATCTTTTGCAGCTTTAGGAAACTTTTTCATTTGACCTGCTGATCTTGCACAAAAAGACTTACGCCTCTTTGCTGCTTTACTACCAGGTTTTACTTTTCCTGTAACTGCAGTTTTTAACTTAGAACCAGGGTTGTCACGCCTATAGCGTTCAACCCCCGCTTTGGTCATCCCTGCCCCGGCACTAGTTTTTCTAAAATATTTTCTAGTCTTAGGGGGTTGTTTATCTCTTTTTCTTTCCGCCACTCTTAGCTTTTTTCTTACCAGCTTTCATCATCATTGGGTTCTTTTTACCGTTAACTTTTTTTGCTGTCTTTTTCATGCCTCTCATGATAGTATACTCCTTATTAGATTTTTTCTTGTTTGTACTGTATGTTTATAATATTCTTTATCCCAGTTCTTATAGTAACCTTTTTTCTTTAAGTTCTGAGATGCTTTTTCCAACTCTCCTAATCTTTGAATTAGTATCATTGAAAACTCGTTGTCAGTTTCGAAGTCATCATCATACAAGAAATCAACCTCACCACTTTGATCGTGATGACTAGCCATTAGATATACATCTTTAGGCATGTATGCATAATTAAATGCTTCTACGCTACTATCTAACTGTTCTGCCGTTATAGACAAATCTGTACAACCAATCACAATGATTTGGTATTTAGTTCTTTTTATTTTATTACACCATTGTACAGTTAGATTAAGTAAGTCCTCCTTACTCGAAACTTCTTCTACCTTAAAAGAGTTTTTTATTCTGCACCCTCTAGCATAGGGACAGACAGGCATATCATTTACATCACTAATCTTCTCTACAAATTTTTTAGACCAGTTGATTATATCTTCTGATACTGTTGCCAATTATGAAAACTTTCTATACTTTCTCGTTTTTTTTGCTAATCTCTTTGGTTGCTTACTGTGCTGTTTACCTTTTGCTTTGTCTTTTCTTTTCTTAGCTGTAGTCCTAGCATACTCTGAGGATGACATAGCTTTGATTGCTTTTTCTGGTAAATACCTTTCACCTGTTTCACTAGACTTCTTTCCAGACTTAGTTCTCCATTTTTGTTTACCCCAAGCCTTAAGACTTCTTTGACTTTTTGCTAGTGCCATGTTTTTTCTTTAGTGCAAGTTTTGCTTTTTTAGCTAGTCTTGCTTGTTCAGGTTTTCCTCCATATTTACTTCTTTGCTCTATTACAGTTAGAATCTGTATTTTCCTAGCATAAGGTTTGTTAATCTTCTTAACTTTGCGAATGGTCTTCTTTGCGTCAGCGACAGTTGCATATTTAATACTGACAGTGTCTTTCGGATTCTCATCAGTATATAATCTTCTACCGCTACCTTTTGGCTTTTTTCCCGTTCCTTTTTTTGGATCCGCCATTCTTTTTGATAACTCCTCTACCTATCAATACATCTTTCATAGTAACTTTACCGTCACCTGACATATCAGGAAACTTTTTTCTTTTAGCTTTCTTTTTAATCATTTATATCCTCCGCCTGCTTTTTTATAAGCTTTTGCTAATGCTTGGGCCTTCCTGGCACTCCATTGTCCAGCACCAGTTCCATGTGAAGCTTGTGCTTTAATTCTATTAAATATTCTTTTTCTTAATCCGGGTTTAGTATAATTACCAGCTTTGTTTACAGTAGATTTACTTTTTCTTTTTGCCATAATATCTTTTGGAACTCTTAGCTAATGTTTTTAAAGTTCTTGCCTGACCTGCATGAGATCTAGATGCTTTTGTCAAAGCTTTAGCTACTTTTTTTATTTTTCTTTTTTGTCTTTCTTCCATTTTTTGGTTTACCTGATATTGTTAATGCTATAGCAATTACTTGCTTCATTGGTTTGCCTTCTTTTTTTAATTTTCTTATATTACTAGATATTGCTTTTCTAGACTTTCCTTTCTTTAAAGGCATTACTTTTTTCTAACTGTCTGCTTTGCTCTAGCAAATGCTTTTGCTGTTGGTGCACCTTTAGCACCTTTCTTTCTCATCTTTTCTCCACGCTTACGCTTGGCATGAATATTAGCGTATAAACCTTTACCTGGCATTACCCTGTCATTGTCTCCAGTTTTAGTTTGTCTTCAGGACTAAGTCCCTCCATAATCTGTCGTATCTCTTGCTCTACTTCTTTTTTATTATCCTCATTCATGATATCTCTTAGTTGAAGTATTCTTCTAATATCTTGATTACCATTACCTGATGCAACCTTCCTACCATTATTGGTATTACCAAACATCTTTTCTCTATTTCCTGTAGTTAACATTATGATCTCCTAAATTTTTTTCCTGCAGTTCTAGTTCTAGGATAAGAACGGTTATTTCTAGCACTGACTACAGATAAATTGCTTTTTTTATTATTAAGGGCATTACCATCTTTGTGGTGTACATCTTTTCCATCACCTTTTTTAGCTTTGCCTGCTTTTACAGCCATGCGTCTAGCTTTATTACGCATGTTTCTTTTTTTTCTACGCACAGGAGACTCTGTTCTTGCTTCCTGTTTGTAATTTCTTACATAATTAGCTGAACTAGGCATATCTAGCAGTGGACTTCTTACGCTTTTTGTCTGCACGCATCTTCAATGTGTTAGACATAGCTTTAGCAGTGCCACCTTTGCCCATATCTTTCTTCTTTCCAGCTAATTTTTTATTATTTTTTCTTTTGAATAGCATTTTATGTTATATTTTTTGCAATATTTGTAATAAATTCATAGTCTTCCTTGTTTGTCTCTCTAAATTTATGAGATTTTTTAACAATTTTACTAATTTCATTCTTTACTTTTGCTTTTGCGTCAGGATTCTGTACACCATAGTACATAATACTCATCTGAACTAGTTTTTCTTTTATATTTTTCAACCTGTTGCTTGTAATATACCTGTATTTTGTTTTAATTTAAAGTTTTCTGCTCTCAAAGCTATCCTATCTTCGATAGCTTTCTCTAATTTATTCATTACGAAGTTTGTTTGTTCTTTCAATGTCTTAATTTCTGACTTTAATACTTCTATTTCTTTTGTTGCTTGCTTTAGTTCGTTATATTCACTCATTTTTATATCCTCCACGAATTTTAAAGACACCAAAGGATACCAATAATCCATTGGGGTTGTTATTTATGTAGCTGGAACTCGTTTTATAGTGGTGCGTTCCCCTCCCACAATGGATCTAATATACTATTAAGCGTATAGCCGAATGTTTAATGTTGTCATTGGCGTGTGTGCTATGTTGCCATAATAGTATATGCGGTCATTATAGGGTTGTCTGCAGATTTGTCAAGTAAAAAATAAATTATTTTTATGTTGACAAAACGGCATACGGCTGTATAATGTAATTACCCCCTTAGGGGAGCCTTATATATACCAATAGTACAGGGCAACTACCCTTAAAGGGCAGCTGTGGTTTACATCTATATCAAATATTTTAGCATAACCGTGTAATCATATATAGGGTAGCCCCCTAGG